GGAGAAACATATACACAGGTGACTTACATTTATCTAATATGTCAAAAGATATAGGTAATATAGTTGATGGTTCTAAAGGTGACTGGACGATTCAAGAGGGATCTTCAGACTTATTCCTAATCAATAACAATTCAGGTAAAAAATACAAGTTCAATCTGACGGAGGTTTAATCGTGGCGATTATCTCTAACGCAACCACAATTGCAGACGCTGGGGCATTTTCAGTTAGTCTAGGTTCGATGGTTCTCATCAAAACTTTAACTGCTAGTTCTAGTGGTACTTTATCTTTCGTTGACGGATCTGCAAATGTGGTTTTAGATAACACATATCCGATTTATAAGTTTGAGTTTATTAATATTCATGCTGGAACAGATGATACAGGATTAACAGTTGGTTTTAGAGATGGTGGTTCAAATTATGATGCTACAAAAACAACTAGTTTTTTTAGAGCAACTCATGGAGAGGATGGATCATCTGGAGGTGTAGCTTATGTTACAGGTGCAGATTTAGCACAATCAACATCATTTCAAAGATTAGATAATGATTTTGGAGCTGACAACGATCAATCTATGAGTGGAGAAATGTTTTTATACAACCCAAGTTCAACTACTTTTGTTAAGCATTTTGTGTCAAGAACAAGTACAAGTAGACCAGCAGATAGAGCTAATGATATTTTTATGGCTGGATATTGTAATGTGACGGCAGCAATTGACGCCGTGCAATTTAAAATGAATAGTGGAAACATAGATGCTGGCACTATAAAACTTTACGGAATTAAGGATAGTTAATATGGGACTCATATCAAACGGTACAACATTGTTAGACGCTGGCGCTTTAGATAGTGGAGTGGCGACAGGTGCTATGACTTTATTATCCACATCAACAGCATCAAGTTCAGCTAATTTAACTTTTGCCTCAGGGATAAACTCTACCTATAAGGAATATGTTTTTAAGTTTATAGATATACATCCTCAGACGAATGGAAAACATTTTCAAGTAAATTTTAGGGATGGTAGTTCAGCCTATGATGCCACTAAAACAACAACAATGTTTTATGCCTATCATGACGAAAGTGGTGGAACACCAGACTTAGCATTTGTAGGTAGTGATGTTGTAGCACAATCTACGGATGCTGCAAGAATTAATACAGGACAGGGAAGCGATAATGATGAATCTTGTGTTGGAACATTACATTTATACGATCCATCTTCTACAACTTTTGTGAAACATTTTCAGTCAAATATAGCATATACTGATAGCTCTGGCACACCTAATGCAATAAATGTTTTTGTATCTGGTTATTGTAACGTAACTGCTGCTATTGATGGAGTTCAATTCTCATTTAATTCTGGAAACATAGACTCAGGAACAATCAAAATGTATGGGATAAAATAAAATGGGATTAATTTCAAACGGAACAACGATATTTGACGCAGGTGCTTTAGATAGCGGTTTAGCAAAAGGTGCTATGACATTTATTAAAAAGCTAACAGCCTCATCTTCTGGTACTTTAACCTTTTTACATGGCTCATCTGATGTAGTTTTTGATTCTACATATAAAGAGTATTTATTTACTTTTAAAAATCTTCATCCATCAGCGACAGCTTATACACTATTTCAAGGAACAACAGATGGAACAAATTATAATACAACAATTACTTCATCAACTTTTGCAGCTTATCATGATGAAGCAGATACTTTTACAGCTTCAGAATATAGAACACCAGCAGATCAAGCTCAAGGAACATCATTTCAAAATTTAAATTTTGCTGATAGTGTTGGAACAGATAATGATATGAATATGTCTGGCTCTTTAAGAATTTTTAATCCTAGTTCTACAACATTTGTAAAGCATTTTATAGCTACTTGTAATTCTGCATCTGTACAGCCAATGACAACTCAAACATTTTTAGCTGGATATTTTAATACTACAAGTGCAATTACAGGAATACAGTTTAAACAAAATACAGGCAACATAGACGCAGGCGATATATGTTTATACGGAATCAGTTAGAAAATGATTATAAATAGTATTAAAAGGAATTAAAAACAATGCCAAGATATCATAATATAAACGGAAATAATGTACAATTCACAGCAGAAGAAGAAACTGCTAGAGATAATGAAGAAGCTGCATGGGCAAATGCTGCCCCAGCTCGTGCATTAGCAGATTTAAGAAATAAAAGAAATAGACTTCTTGCAGAAACAGATTTTTACGGTAATTCAGACGTGACTATGAGTGACGACATGAAGACTTATAGACAGGCATTGAGAGATTTACCAGACGGTAAAGACACGGTTGAGAAGTGTGAGAACGCAACTTGGCCGACTAAACCATAATTATAAAGACTATAAATAAAAACAATAAAGGAAGATAACAATGGCTAATGATTTTAAAAGATTTTGTGTACCAAATGTAGGTACATCAAATACTACGCTGTACGGTGTCCCTGCTGGCGCTGGCTCATCTGCTCTTGAAACAATCGTTATTGGTATTACTATGGCAAATAAATCTACTTCAGGTATAACCGCAAGTATTTTTATCGACAATGAAGATGGATCAAATGATGTCTTCATAGTTAAAGACGCTACTATTCCTGCAGGTACCTCGTTAGAAGTAATGTCAGGAAATAAACTAGTATTACAAAACGATGGAACAAACGCAGATAATTTAGAAGCAATCGCAAGTGCGACTTCTTCTTTAGACGTAACCGTATCAGTTTTAGAGGACGTATAAGATAATTATAGGATAATTAAATGGCATATATAGGACAACAACCAGTAAATACTTTTAGTCAAGTACCTACAAAAGATTCTTTTACAGGTGATGGATCAACTACTACTTTTGATTTAGGAAACGCAGTTGTAAGTAGTGGTGAAAATTCATTAGAAGTTTTTGTAAATAACGTAAGACAAGAACCAGGTAGTGGTAAAGCATTTACTTTAGGAGTAGATGGTAGTAATGAATTAAAAAGAATTACTTTCTCTGCTGCTCCAGCAAATGGCGCTTCTATATATGTAATCAACGATAAGACTAGTTTCACTCAAGGTATAACACCGACAGATTTAGGTGGTGTAGAATTAATTTTAGACGCTGATGGTGACACCTCTTTAACGGCAGACACGGATGATAGAATAGATGTTAAGATTGCAAGTACAGATCACATACAACTAGGTACTTCAAGTGGTGATACCACAATTAAAATAGCTACAGACGCTAAAGATTTACAATTTTTACAGGCAGATGGAAATAAACTATTTGAGATAAATGATGGAAACTTTGTGGGTGTCGGTGGTAATAGTGCTGCCCCAGGAGAGATAAGAATTTTTGAAGATACAGATAATGGATCACATTATACAGGTTTCAAAGCAGGTAACAATACTGCTTCAGTTGCATATGTATTACCGACTGCCGATGGTAGTGCAGGCACATCATTGACAACAGACGGATCAGGAACATTATCTTGGTCTGCTTCACTATCAATCGCAAATGATGGTAACAATCGTATCACAACTGCAACAGGTTCTAGTGGTCTAAACGGAGAGGCAAATTTACAATTTGACGGTTCAACTCTTGCCGTGACTGGTGCGACAACAATCAGCACAAATTTAGATGTTGATGGTACAACAAATTTAGACGCCGTTGATATAGATGGTGCTGTTCAGATAGACGCAACATTAAGTGTTGGTGTTGATGATACAGGATATGACGTAAAATTATTTGGTGATACAGCGAGTGCCTTCATGTTATGGGATGCCTCTGCTGATGATCTAATATTAAGTGGTGCTGCTGGTCTTATAGTACCAGACGGACAATTTACTTTAGGAAGTACTGCAATCACTTCAACAGGTGCAGAGATAAACATTCTTGACGGTGGTAATAGTGCCTCTTCAGTAACCATTGTTGATGCTGATAGAATTATCTTAAATGATAACGGCACTATGAAACAGGTTGCTGTATCAGCACTTAACTCTTACACAAGTTCTAGTATTGCAGCCGATGATATAGGTACTGGTAACGCAGCTGTTACCATTACAACATCATCTGGTAATATCACGATAGACGCCGCTGCCAACGATTCAGATGTAATATTCAAAGGAACAGACGATAGTTCAGATATCACAATGCTTACACTGGATGGTAGTGACGCTGGTCATGCCACATTTAACAACGCAATAACTTCAGGCGCTGTTATTACTTCTGGTGCAGGA